TTTAGATTAATAATTTTGTTGTTTATGCTTGCAGAATAAGATTAGATACTTTTGTTTCTTTAACTTCAGCAAAATAAGCTTTATAATCATATGTAGCAGCATTGATACCAAACAAGTTAATGAATGTTTCAATGTCTTCTTTTTCAGTAAGGTAAAATTCAGAAAAAGTATCCACTAATCTTCTTTCTTCTTTAACTGTCTTACCAGTCTGAGGATTAGGATTTTTTAATTTCATTGGTTGACCTTCTTCATCTAGTCTTGCAACCATATGATAAGATTGTTTCATTACTTTGCTAATTACAGCTAAAATGCCTGACGCGGGGTCATACATAGCTTCAACATATGGTGAGTCATTACTCACAGGAATCATGGTAAAAGATTTGGCATTTCTAAAACTAGATGTTACCAACATCATGTTTTGCCCAATTAATTGTGACATAGTTTTGATTTTAATTCTTCAAAGATATTGAACTATTTTTAATTTTTTCACATAATAGTTCAGTTTTTTTAAAGTATAATGTTTCTTTCTCTAGATCTGGAATACTACAAACTTCAAAAACTTCTTCAATTTGTTTGATTGAAACATCTAAAGCTTCTGCATAAAGTTGATGTGCTGAATTAGGAGATAAAAATAAACTTACGTATTCTGAGATGTTACCTTTATTACCAAAGAAATCTAAAATTACTATTTTGGTATCTAAACTAAATTTAGAATACTGTCCATCAAGAAATCTTTTAAAATCTAATTTGTATTGGGTAAAATCAAAGATAAATAAATGTCTATATTCATCTAGTTGTACATATTCATAAAACAATGGGTGCTTTTTAAGATATGAATTAGAAAACAATTCAAATTTTTCAGATGTACCTACATTGTATTCACACAAAAACTTATTTTCATCAATAGTAATCATATGCTCCCAGCAGACATAAGTCTGCACAGGAACAAATGATAAGCCAGATCTAAATCTCAATAAAGGATAAAGAAATACTTTGCTTTTTTGGAAATAATCAGTGTATACACCCTTCATACTTATAATTTAACGTTTCCTAAGAGGAAATCATATGGTAATGAGTAATTTTTTTCTGTATAATGATAATTAGCTCTTTCAATTACATCTTCTAATGCAACAGCCCAACCATTTAATGTTTCATCACTAACATCAAAAACATATACTTGATTGTATTTATCTACAACTACAAATTTAAACAAAATATTATATTCTTGTTCATTTTCTCCTAAATTTGCAAATACTAACTTGCAATATATAGCTGCTTGTAGCCAATAGTTATAAAAATCAATTGTTTCTTTGAAGTCTGAGATTGTTTTGCTAGTTGTTTTAAGATCACAGATTGTAACTGTTTTTATAGAGTGATTAATTTTGTAATAATCCAGGTATCCATGTAGACCAAAAGCTCTATCTAATAAATCAGATTTTAAGTATTTCTCTGCATGTGTTTCAATAGGATCTAATTCAAAGTCAGTTTGCACATCTTCAAACAAGGCCATAACATCTTTATTACTTTTAATATTTTCTGCCTGATCTTTACATTTAGCTAAGGTATCACCATCAATTGCATCTTTACTACTGTTTTTCAAATAGTCCCAATAAGACTCATTGTCTGCATTTTGGATCTTTTCTAACCTAGCGTCATCTAGCTTAAGTGACTGATACAAGTTCTGATCAATCAATACCTTTAGTATTTCTTGTTGAAATGTAAGGTCTTGACTTAATAAACTTGATTCACGGTTACTTGTAATATTATATAAGGCATTCAATACTTTAATATTACTATCTGCAGGAAGCTTGCCTGGTAAGATATTAAACTTATCATTAAGTTTATCTTCTTCAAATAAGAGGCAGTGAATTAACTTACCTTCAACTAAATGTTTATCAGTTCTGATCTCACGGTCTTCTAAAATATAATCCTTATAAAACAAGGATGGTGAAAATAATAGTTTATTCAGTGATGAATAACTAAACTTAAAGTCTTTATTTGCATAAAACTTTTCTTCTTTTGTTAAATCTCTATACATTCTTTTTTTTCTATTATTGAGTTTTTAAATTTATCCACTAAGTATATGGAATCCATGTTTATTGAGAATACATTATTTTTACAACCAAAAGTATTTTTGATTACAGAATCATACATTTTCTTAATTGTTTTTTGTACAATAAAATCTGTTAACTTATTTTCATCATGTAATAATGCCACATACTGATCATAAGCCCACTGACGGTTATTGTCTTTACTACCTGAAAATTTCTCAAGTCTTTTACGTAGTGTTTTTACATTGATGTTATTCCAGTTATTAGTGTCTTTAAACCAATCATAATACCAAAAGAATAAGTAACTAACAATATCAAAAGACTCTTCAACATTGCAATTAGCTAGCATTTCTACAGCTAAAGTTCTGTTGTCTTTGTCAGTACTTTGAATCATTTTAGATACTTGATCAAATTGTTCTTCACTAATTACTGCTAAATCTTCTGAGATAATTTTATTGATTTCAACATCTTTTACAATTAATGCTGTTGCATTACGTAACTGATTGTATAAAACTAAATTTTCATCTCTAATAATTAAATCTCTAGAACCATCATAATCAAAATCAGAAAGTTTATCATTAATTGATTCAGTAACTGGAGAAGTATATCTATAGTCTTTAAGCACCTGGATTCTTATATAAGCATCTTTTTCTATTACAGATAAAAATTCTTTACATTTTTCTAATCCAGATTCAGTTAACTCATCATTCTGTTTTAAAGTATTAAACACTTCAAACATTTGTGCATATGTTACTGCTTTAGACCAATCTAATGTAAGTAAACCTAAAATTAATTTATCTGAGACAATATGAATATCTGCTAAATCAGCATCTCTAATGATTTTTACATTAAATTTTGTTTTAAGCAAATCAACTTTTTGTCTAGGTAATTCTAAATTTGGATACCTATATATTTTTTTATCTTGCAAATCAATTGTTTTATCTAAAGTTACTATACCTAGTAAAGCAATTTCTTCTTCATTAGGATACCAACTTTTAGCTCTACCAAAGTAATAACCATCTTCTTTCAAACTAAAACAACCAATACCCAGTCTCTCTTTTCCATTAGCCCAAGTTGAATCTTGAGCTGAAACTGTTATGTCTAATTTATAATGTTTTTTCATGTTATTTTATATATTTTAAATATTCTGGTTTTACTTGTACTTTAAATACGTACAAGTCTCTATTACTAATATGAATTTCTTTTCTCACAATTGGTTCTAAGTACTTAAAATTTATTGAATCAAGTTTTTCATTTTTTTCTAACCAAAGAATCATGTCATGTGCATTTTTTCTAGAAAATCTACTAAATTGAGATTGTTCTAGCCAATACTGCACATCTTTATCTCTGTTAAAATTATACATGTAACGTTCTGCATTTTGAGCAAACTGCCATAATAGATGATAGTTTTGTAAGTAATCAATTGTAGGAATAACTTTAGCAGCTATAGCTCTATCTTCATCACTATAAGATGACAAATATCTTTGTATATCTTCTAATAATACTTCATCTAAAACTTGTTTATTAGCTGATTCATAGATTACAGTATCTGCATCAATTACTCCAATTAAACCTGTATCAATTTTATGAGCTAAGTTTATAGCCATACCTGTAATCATCCACTCATCATATAATGATTCACCAGTAGTACAATTATAATATCTCACTTTATTAGCTAAATTACTGTCATAGATTACATTACCTTTATAATAATCTACAGCTAAGACTGAACCATTTGTTTCTTCAAGTGTTTGATAGTTCCATAACTTAGCCATCATTACAGTTGACTTAATATTTTCTCCATTTTCAAATCTACTATAGATATCTTCATGAGTAATAATCAAATCAGCTAATTCATAATCATTGGTTACAGTTATACTATGTTCCTTTAAAGCAGATTTAATTCTATCTAATGAAACATTACATTTAGGTAAAACAAATGCTTTTTTTTTGGTTTTAAAAGTTGTACTATCTTCAGTACTATTTGTTAATATATCACGTATTTTTTTGAATCTTGTTTCATCTTGAGTAACTAACAAACTTTCAACCACATTGGATGATAGAACCCCATAATATGGGGCACTATCTAATCCAAAATGATTTAAAGCAGTAGTATCATATGATTGATAAACTGATTTACTTGCCATCTTATTTCATTGTCATTTTGATGATATCTGGATTCATCATCATTTTGTTAAACTTTTGTTTGTTACCATTAAAGATTGTTCTAACAATTAAATACTTAAGATCATTAGTAAAATAGTCTTTAGTACAAAGTGAGATTAATCTATCTGATATTTTTTGTCCTACAGTATTATCTTTACTGTAAACAACTGAGTAGTTAGCTAACCTTGTTGCTAAAGTAGCAGCAATGTCTGCACGGTATGTATCATCTTTACCAATACAACCTCTTAACTCACCTAAAATATATGATTCATTATCATGAGTCAACAAATCTTTAGGTGTTACCAGTTTATCCAGTTTGTTATTAATAAATGTAGTAAACATAGAAGCAAATGTATCTCCTACAGAACCTTCACCAATCATTTGAATTAATGATAAGTTTGATTCAAAGTTTTCAAAGCTAGATATAGCATTGAAAAATGTTGTGATAGATCTTGCATTTGTTTCTAGTGTAACTAACTCTGGGTGTAACAACAAGAAGTTAATACATCTTGAGTCAATACCTGCTTCTTCTGCCCACTGTGCCCATACATTAACATCAAACTTAAGGTTTGCAGTAACGTATCTTGTCTTTTGTGCAGCATCCACTGAGTTTACCATATACTCACCATTGTCTGGGTTTGCTGTTAATATGATATGCCAATCTTTTGGTAAAGTCCAAGAGATATAAGTCTGTCTATCTATTAACTCCATTACTGCTTGAATAAATCTTGTGTCAGCTCTATTCCAGTCATCTAGTAATAAGATACCACCTTCTTTTTTATCAGCAATCCACTCTGGTGGACAATAAGACATCCTGTTCTTACCTGTCATTTTATATCCATTTTTTAGATATTCTTGAACTGCAAGTTCATCAACCCATAAACCAACTTTTTTAGTAACTCCTGTTTGGATATTGGCAAGGTCTGATGATGCAGCTGATCTTTGTGCTGCAGTATAGGATAAATCATCTATTTTAGGCTCTGAAACTTTTGTCTCTTTATACATTTGAAATTGACGTACTGGGAATCCTACTAAGTCACCCAACTCTTCTATCTGTGCAAGGTTAACCTTAACAAAGTTTAAGTTATTTTCTTTAGCTAGCTCAACAATGGTAGATGTTTTACCAATTCCTGATTCTCCTAATACTTCTACTGATACAGATTGTTTACCTTGTGCTTGTAAAAATCTGTTATTTGTAATAATGTGATTTACAAACCCTTTTAATTCTGTTACATTTAAATTTACTTGTGCCATGTTTTTTTTTAATTTAATTTTATTACTTTTCCTGGTAACTCTTCATTCATTGTAGAAATACTACTCAATACCCATAAGGCATTGTTTGGACAATTACTTGGAGCATAAGCTTCTCCATCTGTCAAATATATTAGTGCTGTATAACACTTCTTTTCATTATAATGGTCAATTACAGGTTGGAAACTTGTTCCGCCTCTACCATGTATAGCCCAATCTTTTTTTGGATTAAACTCTTCTACAGTTCTTAGTGTTGTATCACATTGTGCAACAGTAATCTTATGTCCTGTTTTAGTCATGTGACATAACTCATTGTAAAACTCTTTAAGTTCTTCTGTATTTACAGATCCAGATGTGTCAATACCAACAAGAATGTGATTTTTAAATTTAATCTTTAGTCCTGGGTTTTCTGCATATCTTTTATTGTATTTACGTCTCAACTTTTTAGTATACACTACAGATGAGTTTCCAACAAATCTTCTTAAGTAAGCTTTCCAATCAAATTTAGCTGGCTCAACATGAAATAACTTTGCAATTAATTCACTCAACTCACCAGGAACACTTCCTTGTTTTTTTTGAGTTTGTTCTGCAGCCTCTTTTAACTGATGGTCTATTTGTTTTTGAACAAGTTTTTTATCAGCTTCAGGTAACTCATCAAATTCTTCCCATGTACTATGGCAATACTCTGATTCACCATCCATTTGATCCATTAATGAATCTAATGAAGGAGATGTTCCATCTTCTTTGGCTTGTTGTAATAATTCATAATAGACTTTTGTTCCTGCTTTTATAGGAAGATTTAATTCAGGAAAACTACTCAGTAATAATCCACCGTCTGGTAGCAAATTTGAACTAATATATTGATTGATCTCTAAGTCAGCAGCTATGTTAAATAACTTGTGATCAGAATAAAGATCTCTCATTAGCAAATGTCCAAATGCTATATGCAATAATTCATGCTTAATCAATCCAACTCTATGTGGTTCACTTAGTTCAGTGAAGAAATTAGGGTTAATTGTTAACTGCATACCAATTCCATGTTTACTTACACCTGCTGTAGGTATACGGTCACTGAATTGTTTATTTATACCAATTAAAAAAAGCCCGTAAAAGGGCTCATCTAAAATTAAAGTCTTGGTGGTTCTTGCAACACCATCTTGAATATTTATCATTTTTCTGGATATAATATTTTTAATAATATTTTTTTGTAAACAACATAGTCTCCTGCATCTTTTAATACAGAATTAATGTTTTTACCAATTAATTCTTCAGGTTTATATCTTTTTACAATAGCAATAAGAAAACGTGTTCTTTTTTCAAATAACAATGATTTAGTAAATAATAAATCTAAAATATCTTTGTCATCAAAATCTAAGTTTTTGTAGTTTTCTAATGCTAATTCAAAGTCTTCATCTAAACCCATAAACATTTCACGTAATAAAAAAAACTCTTTAACTGTTATTCTTGCCATCTGGTAAAATTTCTATAATTACTCCAGGATTAACTTTATCATATTTGTATTCTACAAACACGGGTAATATACAATCTGCATTATCATCTTCAATCCAACCAAATGTAACCATATCATCTTGCACTGTTTGTGCGGGATTAATATAATCAAACTTGTGTTTGCTGCCTCTGATAAATGTAAATTGAATACTTACAGGTGGTTGATGTTTGGCCAACTCAGCTTTAAATTCATCTGCATACATTGCATAATAATCTTTAGCTATTTTTCTATAATTCATAACAGTTTTACTTGCTATAAAATATTTACCGGTCCATCTTCTACCATTCTTACTACTTGGGACTGAGCCCGGTATGAACCATTTCATTTATTTATTTGTTTAAAATTTCTTTAAGTAAAGGTTTTAATGTTTGATGTACAATATCAAAACCATGTTCACGCATAGAATCACTGATATCTTTAGACAAGGGTAATGCAAAACCATCTAGATTATATAAGGTTTTATACTTATCAATTGCTAGAGTACCTGCAGTATCATTATCAAAGAATGTAATTACTTTTTTGTATTTCTTTTTTAAGTGCTCAATAACATGAGGTTTAATTATTGTATTCTCACTATCTGGTGCCAGTACTTCAATATTGTAACCAATACTTTTAAGACATAAAGCATCTTTTAATGAAGAACAAATTACTAAATAAGGTTGAGTGTAAGTTAATTGATCAAAACCTTGAAGATATGATTTTACTTTATGAAATTTATGTTTACTTGAAGGTTGATATATTTTATATAACTCACCATCTTTATCAAAATATCCATAAATAGAATGACCTTCAATCTTTAACTTTTTAACTTCACCTTCTTCTTTAATTAAATTGTAATACTCTATAGGTTTAATATTATATTCTTTGAGTAGCTTTAATCCTATTCTAAAGTTTAACCAATATCTGCCATCATTTTCAGTCCATTGTCTTGTATTAACAAAATCAATTTCCCATTTTGCCTGAACCTTAAAAGAAACTTGTTCAAAATCAGTTGTTTTAACATAATTGTTGTAATCTTCTACTATTTTTCTAACAGCATCTTTATATTCTATATTAAACATAAGTTTAATTAAGTCTATTTTGTTACCATTTTTACCAGTTGAAAAGTCCTTAAACTTATATACATTTATAGATTTATCTACATATATACAAAAGCTAGGAGTTTTATCATTAGGATTAAAGATTGATTTAATCTTTATATCTTGACCTATTAAGGGTTCTGATAAATTTAAATAATATTGAAATACCCAATAGCTTGGGACATCTGAATCCTCTAATACTAAATTTTTTGTGTTAAACATATTCAGAATATAAATAAAAATGGGACTGACATATTCCAGTCAGCCCCATAATTAAATTAGTTATTACAAATCAAAATCATCACCAGAACCAGTTGACGCAGGCTCAAAATTACTTGTTGTAGGTGAATTTTTCTTATCTACTTTTCTCAAATGATTAGTGTTATTGCTATCAAAAGTTAATAGTTTAGAATTTTCAACATTCAATGCTTCTACAGGGACACCTTCTTTACTGATTTTAGGTAAATAAAGATCATTGTTTACATAACCTTCAGTGTTTTCCCACTCACGTGCACCAAGACACATATTTACATACGTTGGGCCTGATAATAGTTTATCACATTTTATCATCCAGTCTTCAATTGTATTAGCTTGAATAGCATCTAATCCAGCTCTTTTATCTAAAGCTTCAGCTAAAAATATCATTCCTTTCATGACCTCAGTATCTCTACTAATTGCTTTTCCACTTGGTAATACAGTATCTTTATATGGATAAGGTGAATATCTTACTCTACCTACTTGACCTTCATAACGCGCACCATCAGGTTTATTCATATCTTTCAAAAATCCTTGAAAATCTCCTGTTATAGGTTCTGTTTCTACGTGTAAAATAATGTTGTATGCATCAGCATCATAAGGAGTTTTATCAAAACTAATTGAATTGATTTTTACTTTGTGATTACCTGTTCCAACTACTGGTTTCTCTTTGCCTGAAGCGGCTGACATGTCTTTAGTACTTAACATAATTGCTTTTTTTAATTAATTAATTTTATTATTATTCTTCATACTTTTTAATGCAATCTTTTACAAATTGCAGGTTGTTTGGGATGAAGATTTCCTCAAACATACCTTGGGGTGATTTACATGTGTTCTCTCCATTGTTTTGTGTGTCAAAACCATAAATAAGTTCACCATCATCATTTTTAATAACTTTACCAAATAAAACAATAGAAAATAAACCTTCCAAAGTTAAAGTATTGTCAATCATTTTACCAATTGTTTTTGCTTTAATTTTTCTATTTCCATTGATGTCAGTTGCATCCTCTGAGTGAGTCAAAAAGAATACAGTTAGATCCTCTCTTAAATCTTTAGGTAATTTAGCTACTTGAGCTAAGTTTGCTGCAATTTGAGTAAATTTATCATAACCTTTTTCATTTGCTCTATCAAAATATTCAAAAGAACTCATATACTGCCAATCATCTACAACTAAAGTTTTGATGTGAGGCATTTTCTCATTAACATGTAAAATAGCTTTAATAACTCCTGCTGCAGAAGATGATGATGCTAAATTACCTTTTGGATTGTCTTTTGAAATAGCTGCATACATTCCTTTCCAACCTTTAAAGGGTAATGGTTTGTTTGCAATGTTAATTACAAAAGTTTCATCAGGATTTAGATGTCTAATTGATGTTGATTTGCCTGTACCTGAGTCAGCAATGATTAATACACTTTGTGCCATATTTATTTATTTATTAAGGATACTATTTAATGTTGATTGAATTGACTTAAGTGTTTTATTAATATCAAGTAATGCATCAACTAAACCAGGTATTTCTTTCTTATCTGGATCTGGTAAATCTGGATTTGCAAAATCATGAATTAGTTTACCTCTACTTGTTACATCATTTATAATTTTTAACTCACTAACAGGGATTATATGTCTTATAAATCCAGTACTTGATTCAATTAGTTCATATTCTTCTTTCCAATGGGGATTATTTTTATGAAGATACAAAGTTCTTTTTGGATCTTCTGTATCATAATTTATACTTACAAATTCAGTATAAATGTCTTCATTCTTTTCAAACTCACTAGGAAAGAAACTAACATATAGTTCATCTTTACCGGTTGGCCTATAAGCCATCTTAGGGATATATAATGCATTAGTTATTCCATTAGTTTGGAAGTAATCTTCATGCTCTTCTCTTAAAGCATTTACCTTATTTTTACGTTCATCAGGTGTTATTGCCATTTCTTTTGTATTATTTAAATTTTTAGTACTTATCATATTTTTTTATCTTCTTTCTTGAACTCCTGGAGTAGCCATTTCCTCAAGTTGCATTGATTCAAACTTAGCTTTAAAGAAACTCATTCTAGTATCACCATTTCTTGCTTTAAGAAAGTGTAATACTATAGTTTTATCATCTTCAATTATATATCTATCAGGCCCATAAAATCTAATCTTTTGTTTTGCGGGTCTGTTAATACCAATTAAAGTATCAGCATGTTGTAACATAGCATCTGAACCAAATATGTCTGACTCAAGAATATAGTTACCATACTTACCATCTATTGCTCTTTCCGGGTTATCAATATTCCTATTAAGTTGAGATAAAGCAATAAACAAACAAGGATAATCACGTTTACATTGAGTAAAGAACTCACCTAATTCAAATAACATATCTAATGAATTGTTTTGATAAGGTGCTCTTTTAACTAACATGGTGTGATCCAAAGTAATTATTGTCTTTGTTCCTTTATGTTGATTCATATACATATCAATTTGCTCACGCATTTGATTTACAGTCATTGGAGTACTTACAATATCTACAGGATGCTTGACTCTTTCTTTAGCATACTGATGACAAGTATTAAGTGTATCAGCAGTAATTAAACTTCCTGCACTACATAACTCTTTATAAGTTTTACCAGTGACTGAAGAAAATTCTCTAATTGCTGAGGTTCTACCAACCATTTCATATTGAAACTCTAATACTCTAAATGAATCATTAGGATTCAATGCAAAAGATTCTCTTATGATCTGATCTTTAATTAATGTTTTACCTGAACCAGGTCTTCCACCAATAACCGTTAATGTATTCCACTCTAAACCATCAGTTGTAGCATCATTGAATTTTGGCCATGGTGTGTATATAGATTTCTCTTCACCAATCTGCCTTTTGTACATGTATTTTAATGCTTCATTAAAGGCAGCATATTGACCTATCCATGATTCTGTTGGTTTACTCATACTCTATAATATTTATTATGTCTTGAACATTTTCTATACTTGCATTACAAGATTTTTCATCAGGTATCCAAGTACCATCTCTTAACATTTGAAAATCTTCTAAAATAAGATTTAATTTATCAAGAACTTGAGTTGATTCTTGTGATGTCATAATTTTTCAAACATTACCATATTACTACAATTAGAACATTCAATCCTATCTAATTCTGCAGGGTAAACAGCTACCCATTTATGACTACATAAGTCACATTGTATATGATTAGCAACCCAATTATCTTCTTTTTCTTTTGGTGTCATATTACATTTTCTTTAAAATGTTTAGCTTCTGTTTCTATACCATCTCTAATCATATCACAGTAATCTGCTAATGTGGATGATTTTACTTTGTGCTTATCTTGTTTGCATATAAAGTACTGACTAGTTTGCATATACATGTATTGTGCATCCCGGTATTCATTTACATACATCTTAGTAGCTTTTATGATTTGTTCCCAAGTATAATCATATGTTTCAAATAACCATCTAAATGATTCAGACAACATCTTTACATTAACCCTGGCTGGTTTCCCACTGGGAAGTTTTATATTAGGAAATACTTCTCTATAGATATTTATCTTATCAACAAAGTCTTGTCCCATTAATTGAGCATCTGTTTTCTTTTTTGCTTTGATAAAATAATTATCTAAATGTACTATCAAGCTTTTGGCTTCAGCACTCATTGTATATTTACCATTATCTAATATTAAATAGCCTAATTTTTCTAGTGCTAATTTATCATCAGTTGTTACTTGAGGCAAAGCAACTCCTTGCTTTATTCCAAATAATAAAAGTATTTGATTTGGTGTTAAATTGTTTTTCAGCATTATCTGAAATAGTTCCCACATATTGTTTGGTTTTAATTATAAGTGTTTGATAATCAGA